AGCACCACCATTAGATAATACTCTTACTACAGTAGCATTACCAACAGTAGTAGCGTTACCACTACCTGCTGCCAAAGCTGCTTTTTCGCCTAGAGGTAATATTCTAGTCATTGGTTTCTTCTTCAGGTTGAGTTTCTACTTCAGTTTCCACCTCAGCTTCTGCTTCTGCTTCTGCACCAAAAAGATTTCCTGATGCTACAGGTCTTAGTTCATCTATCTTCCCTGCTGATTTAGCATAGAGGATATCTTTAATCTGATCACTAACATCTGCAGCAGACGCATCCGTCGCAATCATATTGACGAGTTCTTCCATCATGGTATAATATACTGATAAAGTTATTTATATCTCTCCTTCATTGTCCCTAGGCATTTTCTGTGGTTGAGGTTCTGCTGGCAGTCCTTCTTGCGCCATTGGATCACCCATTGCTGCCATTGGATCACCAAAAGCACCCTGTTCCATTTCTAACATCTGTTGATTTGGATCAGGCAAAACACCACTAGCAATCTCTTTCTCAATCTGCTCATCAATCTCTACAATCTCTGCATCTTTTTGCCTTAATACATTTCTTCTAATATATTCTGTAGAATAATATCTACCAGCATAAGGTTCTACCATACCAAGAAGACCTAAACGACCTTCCATTAGTTCCTTATCTTTCAGTTCTGCAAAGTGATTGTCGTAGATAAAGTCAAACTGGATATGCTCAGACATTATCTCCCAGTCTTCTGGAGTGATAATATTCTTCAGAAGCAACTGCGTTCTCAACATGTCTAAGAAGATCTTACCAAATCGTTTACGCAATCTTCCAACAAACTTACTAAACTTAAGTTCGTCTCTTAGAATCTCTGAACTACGGCCAAGATTAAATCCATCCCCAGATCCAGCGATTCTAGATTCAGGTACTCCCAAAGATCTGTACAACTTAGATTGGAAATACTCAATGTCAGCCAACTCGCCAAGGTTTTGTCCACCTGGTAGTGTTGTAATTTCTGTTCCTCTTCCACCCTCTCTTCTGGGTAACCAGAAGTCTTCAAGCATGGACATGTATTTTTTGTCATCTCTAACTTCTCCTGTTCCTGAATCATATACTAATTTGTTTCTGTAACGAGACATTACATCTCTAAGGTATTGCTCTGCTTTAATCTTAGGAAGATTACCTACATCAATATAGAATATTCTTCTTTCTGGAGCACGAGACATACGGTAAATAACAAGACTGTCTTCAATCATTCTTAGTTGATTGAGTGACTTAATTGCTTTCTGGAGATATGATAAACCTGTACCTTTATTCCTATCAACAAGACCAGAAGTACAATATGTAATAGAATCTTTTGCAAGTTTAACCCCTGACATAGCAGTACCTGCACCACCCATTGCCATGTTAGTTGGATAGCGTGGTTCGGGGGTATAAATGAAGTACTCTTCTATCTTAGGGAAGTATACCTTCTCAGACTCATGGACATTTGATGTATTAAAAACACCACCATCTGTTCCATCTCTCTTCTTCTGTTCCTTACGGACATAACGCATTTTCATTGCGTCAATATATCTCAGTTCCTGTATACCATCCTGAGGTTTTTTGACATCAATTACTTTGTTATAATAAATTCGGCCATCAACATACCAATTCCTAAAAATCTCATGAGCTTTAGAATCAAAATCCAATAGATCTTTAATATGTTTAAACTCTTCTCTAATTCTGTCCTTAATACCATCAGAGGCATTAAGATTGTTTAAATCTATTTCTACAGGTGAATCATTAGTGTCTGAAACAATTGCTTCATTAACAATATCTTCTACTGCATTATCCACCTCAGGGTGGAGTGCCATCTCTCTATATTTCCGAATGGCTTGATGCTCATTTTTATAGATCCCTTCGAGATCAATTACCTGACTACTAAAACCAGACTGTATATAATAATCAACCCCATCCTCACCTGTTTGTGGAATGGGGGATACTACACCCTTAGGTAAATCGTCTTTATCTTCAATTGAAAATCCAAAAAGCCGTGCCATTATTATAGAAGAATACCTTGATACCCTTCTATTTAGTTAGCTAACATCACCGCCATTTCCAGCAGCTTCCCACCACTGAACTTGTAAAGTAACCGTAAACTCTTCAACAGCATCAGATGAATCGTAAGAAAGATCTATCTGTGATACATTAGTTGGGAATATACTATAGAACTTATAAGTTCTAAGCACAGGCATATTTTGTTCTGAAGATTGTGATGCAGAATCAACACCAGATCTTCCGAGCTGGTATACATACGCATCTTTAGTATAATCTTCTGGATTTATATTACCAGCGTTATCAGATACTTTAGACATGGAGTTCATCCATCTCTCAAAGGAACCTCTGATAGCAAAGTCAGTATCGTTGATTACAGTGATTGTCCATTCGTCGAATGTCCTGTCTCCTGCAATTTTAAGCTGGCGACCTCTGAAAGGTACGCTGATTGGAGCGATGTTAGATGCAGGAAGTGCAGCAGCCTTGACAAGGAATCTTGTCTTAGGATCTATGTCACTTACTGACGCATCTACTGTACCATCTGGAAATGCAAGAACCACCTCAAACAGATTAGGTCTTGCAATACCACCCGTCAACCTCGACTTAAACTTGTCGATAGTCCTTTCCGAGGTCTTCGGTGGGTTTGCGGAATTAATTGCCATTAGTCTTTTACCTAAAGTGTGTTAATGAATTAGACCTTACCAATAACCTCGTCGAAGGAAACACCTGTGCGTGTAGCAACAAAGGTTAGTCCGATGAAGTTAATAGATCTTGCTGGTTTGATGTAAATGTCAGCAACAAACTCATTGCTGTCAATGATAGCAGGGGTGTTGTTGGTCTCATCGCATATAACGACGAAATCTTGAATACCACGCTTAGACTGTACATCACGAAGGAATGGTTCAACGATATTGATAAAGTTGATCCTTGTAATCTCATCGTTGAATTCAAATAGGATGTCTTTGGCAGCAGCAGCGATTGCCTTCTCAAGGAAGATAAACAATCTACGAACATTGATTCTGTCAAAGGCAGAAGACCTACCTAATGCAGTCTTGTCACCGAAGAGAATAATACCTGCTCCAGGTGAAGTAACGATTGGGTTAATTCTATTGGAGTATAACTTGTCTCTATGGACTTGGTTTGGTGTGTATGCTAGTTTAACAGCATTCAGGATAGCACCTCTTGCAGTTCCGCCTGGTGAGAACCAAGGGAAGTTATTGATGTCATTTCTAGCACATGTGCCAGCAATGTCACCATTCATAGGAACATATCTGAACTGTTGATTAAACCTGTCATACATGTACTTATAACCACTATCTAATATGGCATAAGAACTTGATGTAATAGGTGAATAGTAATTGATAATGTTATCAGTTACTGTATCAGCTTTTAATGTTAACATTTCAGAATCACCAGATCCAGTCTTAGTTAAGAACTGTTCTCTTGCTGGTGATATGAATGCAATAGCATCCTTTCTGAATTCAGCAATCTCAATCAGTTTATTTGAAAGTGCTTGTACTTCATAACTTGTTCTTGCAGCAGAACCTAATAGTAGGAAGTCGCAATCAGTTTCTTCTGGGTTACGGAATAGATCGTATGCTTCTTGAATAGCACCGATATCTAGATCTAATGCCCCTAACTCATCGATAGAAGTCTTACCGTTATAATCCTTACCATTAGCAAGTGATACGACATAGTTACCAATAGAACTAAAGGTAATGTTCTCAGTATCTTGATCCCATCCACCATCTCCAAAGGTGTCCCAACCATCACCAGAGAAACCAGTGGTTACTATACCTGCAGGAGCACCGCCACCAAAGAGAGTAGCAGAACCTGTTTCAAGTACCTTTCTCCAGTAAGCAGATGAACCAGCAGAATATTGTGAATCCTTTGCTTTAGATAAGTTACTGAATTTTTCTAATACAGAACCTGCATTACCAGTAATCTTACCAGTGTCATCATAAACAACTACATGGAATTCATCAAACCTTGCATTTCTTTCAACTGCATAGGATGATGTTCCTGGTCTGTCAACAATTGAGTTCCACTTAATCTGAGGACCAGGTTTGTCTGGGTTAGTACCTAGAGTAATAGATTGAGCATCGAACCAATCACTAGAATTGGTATAAGTAACAATTCCAGAATATGTACCAGCAGCAAGTCCTCTCCAACTACCATAGGTTCTTGACTCACCAGTGTGAATACCAAGTGCTTGGTTTACACCAGCAGGATCAACAAACTTGTAGTTTCCTCCTTGCTGATAATCAACTGGAGTTTCTGTTCCAGCAGCAGATACATGAGAGATTAACTTAACAGTAATCTGTGAATTACCAACTTGAGTTATTTGTCCTTTAAATATACCATCCAACAATTCAGTTGTACCAGCACCAACTCCTTGTCTAGGAACAACAGTACCAGCAGGTACTCCTTGAGTTATGCCGTATCCAACCTTAAGGTTAATAGGATCTATTGGAACAGTAGTTGAACCATATCCTAATACATTAGTAGTTTGGATTCCTGTAAATATTTGATCTCCTAGAGAATCTAATACTGCAACCTTAATACCATTTGACCAAGTACCTGGGTTTTTAGCAGCAAAAGTAACACCAGCAATAGTGTTTTCTCCGTAAGATAAGTTAGTATAGTCGTCAGTACTTTTTATTTTGACGCTATTTGCAGTCCCTACGAAACCATTTTTAAGTTCTTCGTCATCTGCTCTAACAATACTCATCACACCACCATAGGCGAGATAAGATGAAGCAGTTAACCAATACTCGTAATGATTATCTTTAGGGTAAGGTTGTCCATAGGTGTCCAGAAGGTCTGCCTCTGTCTCTATGAGTTGAGGGCTCTCTACTGGTCCTTTCGCAAATGGAGCAGCTAAGCAACCAGTTTTTGTTGATGTTGCATCAACTCTACCGTTGGTTAGGTCAACTTCCCTTACTACAATACCAGGAGATGCTAGATTGAGTGGCATCTTTTCGTTCCTCTATAGAATCCAATTTGTCTATGATTATTTATTATTTACTGCTCTTCAAACGGGGAAACAGCACATGAACTACCAGTCTGGATAACACCAACTTCCATTATCCTTTTTTCTACCTGCTTTAATTCTCTTTATAGTACACATCCTACACTCATAAGAATATGAAGATGGGAGGTGTGTACTATTCTTATGTGTTATATAAAATTCTCCAATTAAATTTTTGACACTACCACAGACTCTACATCGTCTTTCACTCAGTAGTAATTCTCCGTGATCAAATTGTTGGTCTAAGTCGAATTCCATTTCTTTAAGATCCAACTACTAGAATTTTGTTTATGTGAACCACCAACCCCGAATGCAAACTGTACCCTAGGGTCTTTATCAAACTCATCAATCTCAGGTATATTGTCCTGTGTTCTATCTCCACCATTAGCAAATAATACATCATCAAATAATACCAATGCTTTCTTGATGAGATCTATAGAACTATTATTATCATCATTAAATGCTACAGCACTATCAACCATTCTCAATTCTCGAATTACTGACATCCTTTCTTTTATAGGCATAAATGGTTTACCCTTCTTTCTAGTTAGCCATTCATCAGAGTTCAATCCCACTATAAGGATATCTCCTAACTTCTTTGCTTCTTTGAAGTGTTCAATGTGTCCACTGTGGATAGGGTCAAATCCACCACTAACAATAACAACTCTCATAATACTCCAAGGTATGCCTTAACTGGATTTATATAGACACCATCTTTCCAATTATTAAAACTTTCTTCTTGCCAAAATCCATATTCAGTTAGTGACCCATCAACAATAGATTTGAATTTATTATCAGGATTGAATGGAAGACTCTTAGCATATTTCCAAAAAGGTGTGTCATACTTTGAACCAAACTGATAATGCCACAGTATGAATGTTTCAAGTTCTTTAACGATTCTCCTCATTATATTATTCGCTGATACTTTATCTTCATTGAATGCTTGTTCACATAAATGTGTACAGAGATTAATAGATGTTGACTCCATTGGTTCTAAAAACCCATACATATTTCCTTGCAGTATTGTTCTTTCACCAACAAACATATTTTTAGCAACATAATTTTCAAAGGACACTGGTAGACTATCCTGATATATTCCAAACCTATTCATAAAATCTTCTCTTGCTACTTGTGTTGCTGTTATTGTATCATTATACAAATAACCATAGGAGACACTATCTACATTAGGAATGATAAATGTCCACCCATTAGGTGTAGCAACAGTTCTTGTATATGTCAGATTTGGATCTCTTCCTTCTTTATGTGCTAAGAGAACTGAATTTAATGGATTGATCAATGCATCATAATTACTACTATCCCTATTATGTCTACCCCTACAATCAAATATCATATCAGAATCTATTTCTTCTTCTGGATTATCAATAGTCTTTTCTATAATATTAAACAATCCAGATTCTAATACTGTTTTAGATAATTTTTGAGGAACAAAATGTGCTGCTACTTCATGTAGAGCAAATGGGTGAAAAATTTTATCCTGCTTCTTACCCCATCCCTCATATAATATACCAGTCTTAATAGTTGCTTCAAGAGGATTATCATACCAATTACATCCCAATGATTCATGTATCAATTCTAAAATTGGGTTAACAGTTCCTTGCCCAACCTTTTCTATTGGGTGATCATTAGGACTGTGGTATATTACTATCTCCTTATCTTCTAATATTTCATTATGAATATAAAGTGCAGTTATACTACCAGCATTACCTGCACCCACAATAGCAATTCGCTTCACTTATACTCCCACATGAATGACCTATCCCCATACTCATCAACCTTTGCCCATCTGTCACCTTCTTCATCTACAAATTCAGCTTCATCGTCTACACCATCAAGTATAAAACCAAATGGAGCCATATCTTGTTCGATCTGATTCTTCTGTTCCTCATAGATACGCTTCCGCACATCTGTGTCAGTCATTTCCTTAAAATAGTCTTGTGCTACTAACCACGCAAATATAACAAGACACATTGCAAGGTCATCATGGCAACCATCTTCTGCCTCCCATGATTGTTTCTTCTGCACAAAGGTTGTTAGTTCTGCGATAATATCATAATCATGTGTTTCTATTTTATCATCTTCCATTAAAGTTTTCAAGTTAGAACAACCCAACTTCTTAACTGCTGCTGTCATCCTAACACCCATCTGTGTTCTGCTACCAGAGAATCCTGATCCTACTTGCTGACCATTCCTACCTCTCATAGCACACATAAGAAGGTTCTCATATTCCAAATCATAATTCATAATACTTGCTACCTGCTCTCCTATGTCATTGATCTCTATCAAAACATATGCTTGGTTGTAAGCATTTGCTACATCCATTATAATATTTGGGAATAGCATAGGTTTAATTTCATTATTCTTATACCTTGCAACAGTCCTATGTGGAAATGTCGTAATATCAAATACAATAAAACATGAGTAGTCACCATCAATACCTCTAGCAGTATCGACAGTTATGATATAATCATGGTCTTTTATTGGGTTTTCATATATGAGAAGACCTTTACCATTAGTTTGTATTGGATCTTCAAAAACAAGATTCCTAAGTTTAACTACACTAATGAGAGTGTCAACAGATCCTAAGAACTCACATTCAAACTCAACCTTAAACTGTTGTTCAGATGTGTTCTTAATAGTCTGTTCTTTCCACTTAGCATCCCTACCAGGTACTTCCGACCAGTGGACTTCAGTAGCAGTGTATTCATTTTTACCTCTTTGTGCATCATGCCAATACCTATAGAAATGATTCATACCACAAGGGGTAGATACCATTATGACTTTCGTTGATTTACCAGAAGTGATAGTAGGATATACTGAGGAAAAGAATGCTTCAGCAATATGATTAGGTACAAAGGCAAACTCATCCAGAAAAATAATGTTGAAAGACATACCTCGGACTGCACTAGCAGAGGTAGACGCAGCCAATATTTTAGATCCATTTTCTAACTCCATTGATCCTTTGTTCCAAGACAAGATACCTTGCTGCATCCACTTGGGTAAGTTTTCGTAAGCAGTCTGCAATCTACCAAGTAGTTCTCTGGCAGTTGCTGCTTTGTTTGCTAGGATACCTACATTAACACTATCGTTAAAAACGATATAATGTAATAGGTATGAAACAGCAGTTGTTGACTTACCAGTCTGCCTAGGCATCTTACAGATATTAAATCTAGACTTATGAAAATTATTAATTAATTTTTCTTGGAAGTCATACATCTTAAATGGTACAAGACCTTCATCCAAAGATACAATTTTAATGTAATTCTTTGCAAAATATATTGGGTCTTGTTTACATTTAATAAACTCTTTAATCTGTTCAGAATCAAACTCAACAGTTGTATTTGCTTTTTTTAGATTGGGGTTACCAAGGTAGATATCCTGATTAGACATTATTCTACTTGATCTTCGTTACACGAATGTTGTGGCAGTTCTTCCTGCTCGGTTGAATTATCACTTTCATTTTTGAAATCCTCAAGTGATTTATTTATCACATCTTCAATAGGATCTCTATTTGTTTCAGATTCATGCTCTCGCATTTTCTGAATCCACTCACCAGAAACATTAGCAAATAATACGGGTGTTAGGAAATCAATCACAGATATGCTTTACTTATATTAGTAGCAAATCCTATAACAGTAGTTCCAGCAGCTAATACTGCTGCAGCACCTATCACCCACTTTTCAACGACCTTTAATCTTTCACGAAGCTCATCTTGCTTTTCTTCAAGACGCTCTATTTTAAGTTGCATCACAGTAATTCTTGTTTCCTGTGAAGCGTCTAATCCTAAATCAGTCATTTGGATTCCACTCATCGTATTTGAATATCCAGTATATACTAACACCTACTCCTATTAAAAGCAAGGCTACCATATTATTTACAAACCAAACAACTTCATTCAATCTCTTTGCCTCCAATCATCTGATCGTTCTTGATGAAACCAGTCTACTACATCTTGCGGATCTCCGAAACCCCTACGGTGGTTGTTTGAATCGGGGTCTCCTAAATCCAAACTATTCAGAAAAGAATCAGTAGGATCCGTACTCATTCTTCTTGCAGTGTTTAACATACCTCTTGCTGCGGTATTTGCCTTTGACAATTTCTCTGCCCAGATCATATCATCCAGACTGACATCACTCCCAGAAGCAATATCTTTGCATATTCCTTCCAACCTTAAACGGTATTGAGTAGATAACATATGTTAATGTGTAGTATTACTATAATTTATAATACTAGACCCATGCTTGTGCTGCAAGTGTTACTGCTAGTGATAAGGATACTCCCATAATGGTAAGTCTACTCATCCACCACATAATCTCGTGCTTATTTTTTGTTATCGTACTCATAATTCTAACAAGCAATACTCACAAGAATGAGGATGCTCAGATAAATCTGGAACATCCTCTTTTGCGTTCTTTATTGCTTCATATGCATCTCTCGCATACTCACAAATTTCAACTTTATGATTTTGATTATCGTGATAACCAACCGTGTAATGTCTAGTCAGGGGCATGATCTTTCAATCCCATACTGCAACATATTTATAGCACAGGTTGAGTAATTTTGCTTAGTTCAGTGTGGACTCCAACACTCTGTTAGAGTATCAACGCACCTATGATAAATCCAATTACAGCATTAGCACACTTACTCTGATATGGAGATAGATTAAACTTCTTTTCTATCTTTTCTAAGATCTTTTTATCCAATTCAACTCCTTTGTCGAATATTTTTTTGATCTTATGTTTGATTGGATTTCCGCAAGACATTAGTTTACTCCGTTAAAATTGTACAGGTGCTTGAGGTGCAGTAGGCATAGATGCTTGTCCATCTGGTAATGCTAAATCAGGTGTTCCTATTGGGAGTGCTGACCCACTACCCAATCCACCAGGAAGTCCACTGCCTCCGAGAACTGCCTCAATAGCTTGAGATTTAATTCCATCAATGATGGATGCACGATTGACATATATGTATAACCCACTACCGACAACGGCAACAGATACAGCAGCAGACGCAACAGCAAGTACATTAATAATTTTTTGCATGATTACAATTTGTAAGGTTCTTCTTTTTGTTTTGGATCAACAGCAATGATCTTTAATGGAGCTTGCTCAATCACTAATGTTTGAGTAGGTCCACCGCTACCACCTGTTCCACCAGGAGCACCGTTACCATTCATCTTCATAGTACCATCACCTTTTTTAGATGCGGTCTGAATTCCGAAGCTAGCTAAAACTCCTGTAAAAACTGAAGCTATAAAAGTTGGATCTATTTTTTGTTGTGGTACACCAGGAATCGCCACATAATTAAGAGTCAATATTCCTCCAGACCACACCAAGACCCCAAGGCGAACAAATGTACTAATAATAGCAGCTTGTTCATCTTCATCGGGAAGAATCTTATCCTTAATCTTTCCGATAATACCCTTAGTGTCCTCCTTTTTTTCTTTTTCGGACATTGTTTTTATTATAACATATCCTTATTTATTATCCAAGAACCCTTGCTTTATCATTTTTTGCAACTCTGCAGTGCTGCCAGTGAAAATAGCGTTATTAGTAACATTATTTGTAGTTTTATTTTTAGTCTCGTCAATTTCTTTTACCTTTTTTTGTAGATCCATTAATTTATCAGCAATGTCAGCAGTAGACTTTAATACCTGACCTGCAACTTCAAAAGCTCTTGGAGATCCAGACTCATTTGCTACATCCATTATACCATCTAAAGTCTCTTGACCTTTTGATATTAGAGAATATAACTGAGCACGAGAATATTCATAATCTTTATTTACTTCTGCGTTATGATCCTTTTTTTGTGCAGGAGTTTCTTTATGTTTATTAAATTTCTGAACATATGAATGTTCGGAATTTGTATTCAATGCATCATCAATTGGAGAAGACATTTTCAGATCCTCCTAACCAGTGTTTGCCATTTTGAATAGCAAGTTCATACATTTCTTCATGTATAGTTTTTTCAGCAACAGTAGTGTAGGCATCATCACATTCTGAAGATCCATATAAATCAAATCTATCATTTATAGGAAAAGGTTCCCCATCTAATAGATCAATTACATGTTCTGAAAATGGAACATACTTATAATCTTTATCAAACCAAGGATCGTAAGGAATTGTAGGTAACCCCATTATACATCCTCCTGTCTAGTAGGACTATACTTCTTAGAATCACTAAACATGGTAGTACTCTCACTAAATCCGAAGTCATCTTCAGGTCCAGCAGTAACTGGATCAGGTTGAACTGTATACCTCATCTCACGCTTTGCTGCCTGAGTATCAGTATTTGCATAGTAATCGACTTGAACTTTCTTAATAAGACCATCTGTGCTATCAGCAACAGGACCAAAGAGATAAGTCTTGGCGTTAAAATTGAAGGTATACATAAGAACTCTTCTAGTCGTAAAGTCTCCTTCATACTCATCACTAAAAGATATATTTTCTAATACGATAGGAATATCTCTTTTTTCTCCAATTGATGATATCAAGTCTATAGTTATATTAAATGCTGGTTGGAAAAATGGCAATATTTGCTCTACAATTTGTAACGCATCATCATTTAATTTTGTCATTACATTTAATTCAAATCCAATATTATATGGAACTGGTAAATATACTTTTTTTACTTTAGTATTTGAAGAATCTGTACTATCAACCGCTTTGAATGTTCTTGTTATGCTACCCTTCCTACTAGGATCATATGACATACCATTCATTTCAAATGACATTCTAGGTAATGTAATAGCAACTGCTTTTGATAGTTCTTCTTGTTGTTCTAATTTTGCAAGAAATTTTTGTTTTGGTCCATAAATTAATGGAACTTTTGTTTCACTGATAGTATTACCTGATCTATCATCATGTTGTATATTAATATCATTAAACAATGTACCGAAACCGATAATTGTTTTTCTTATAATTTCATGGTAAAAATAAGTACCTAACATTATACATCTCCAAAGGGATTAGATTCTGTGAAGTCTAAAAGTGCATCTGCAGCAGTTTCAAATTCTTCATTCATATTAAATTCAGATCCTGCAGCATAATCACTTAAGTCATCACTATATGAGAATACTTGGTATCTAGCAGATGATGCAGTACCAGTAATGTATTCACCAGATCTGAAATCACCAGTATTTATGGATACTTCTAAACTTCTAGTCTCTGCATTCCAACTCTTAACATATGCTTCAGCACCAGATGCAGATCCGACAACTCTTTCATTTAGATGATATGTTCCAATACCAGTACTCAATGGAGCACTAATAGAAACAGTTGGAGTTGCTTCATAACCAACACCAGCGTCTGTTAGATAGATTCTAAACATAGAAGATCCATCTAAAGTTGCAACAGCAGTTGCTTGTACCTGACCTGGTTTAGCACCAACCATAGCACCAGTACCAATAAAGGTAACACCAGATGCAGTTCCAGTACCACCAATAGAAGTACCAATACCAACACTAGATGTACCAATAGATGTTACAATACCACCACCAGTAAGTGTTACAGCACCAAGAGACTTGAAGTTAATAGTATGACCAATAGCAATATTTGCCATAGTATTAATACCAACAATCTCCATTAGACCAGCAGTTGCAATACCAGTAAACTCATACTGTTTATCAACATACTGAGGATGTTGAATACTGATTATAGGTGGAGAAACATAGTTAGAACCTGGTTGCTGAATTCTAATAGAAGCAATACCACTATTAGTTAATGTTGAAGTAGCAGCAGCACCTACACCTGGAGTACCAAACCCAATAGCAGGTGGTTCAATATAAGCAAAACCTGGATTAGTTATTGCAAGATAATCTATAGCAGCAAGTTGACCTTTAGTAGTCGTAATAGCAACAACAGCACCAAGAGATGTAGATACACCAGCAGGTGAAGCTTCTACACTAATAGTAGGAACTGAAGTATATCCAGAACCATCATCATTCAATGTAACCTTCTGCATTGCACCAGATAGGGCAAAAGTATCTACAGATGCCTTAGCAGTTGATCCAATACCAGCAAGAGTAACTGTAGTGATATATCCTTCTTCACTTATTCTCTCATCAATACCATAAACATTTGTATCGATAATCTCGTCTTGAAGTTGGAAAAGTTCACATTGAAGTTCGTATGTATAATTCTTACCCAATTGGAAGAAAGGACTCTCATGTTCTACTTGTTTTATTTCAAACAATCTTTCCCCTAATGGAAAAAATATAAGATCACCTTCTTTAGGTCTAGTTCCAAAATCAAGATCACCATCCAACGGACCTTGCAAGTTAGTAGAGTTAAATTGAAAAGGGGCAATAAAATCCTCGAACCTTTCTCTCGATATTGTTAAAGTAATCTCATTTTGTAAGTTGATACCAAACTTTGTCATTACATCACTACCCTTAGCATACCCTTCATAATTGTTTAGGTATGCTTCCATCAAATAATTATCATTAAACTTTGAGGA